TGGGTCTAGTGAGATCCTCTCTATCCGCAGAAACTGGAACCCTGTAGACCCTCTGATGCTGAAGCGTCAGCACTTCGTACATTATCCGTATGTGCCGGGATTCGGCTTTTACGGGCTTGGGCTTATCCACATCATCGGTGGATATGCTCGCGCAGGAACCTCCTTGATACGCCAACTTGTCGATGCCGGTACGCTCGCTAATTTGCCCGGTGGATTGAAGTCCCGAGGGCTGCGTATCAAGGGGGACGACACTCCTATTGAACCGGGCGAGTTCAAGGACGTGGACGTCCCATCAGGCAGTATCCGTGATAACATCATGCCACTGCCTTACAAAGAGCCGTCTCAGACGCTTCTGGCGTTGCTGGATAAGATCACAGCAGAAGGGCGTAGGCTGGGCGCTATCAGCGACATGAACATCTCTGACATGTCCGCAAACGCTCCGGTGGGTACAACGCTGGCACTTCTGGAGCGCACACTAAAGCCCATGGCTGCAGTGCAGGCTCGTGTCCACTACGCCATGAAGCAAGAGTTTAAGATGCTCAAGGCTCTTATGGCAGAGTATGCACCCACGGAATATTCCTACCAGCCTGTGCGCGGTGAGGTCACCGCCAGACAGGATGATTACGCGATGGTGGACGTGATCCCTGTTAGTGATCCTAACAGCTCTACAATGGCACAGCGTGTGGTGCAGTATCAGGCTGTGCTGCAGATGTCGTCTCAGGCACCGCAGATCTATGACCTGCCACAGTTGCATCGGCAGATGATCGAAGTGTTGGGTGTAAAGAACGCAGACAAACTTGTTCCTATAAAGGACGACATGAAGCCTGCAGACCCTGTCAGCGAGAACATGAACGCGTTGATTGGAAAGCCTATGAAGGCGTTCATCTATCAGGATCACGACGCGCATATCGGAGCGCACCTGTCGTTCCTGCAAGATCCACAAGTCATGGGCATGATTGGGCAGAACCCACAAGCGAAAAACATCATGGCATCCCTGCAGGCCCACATTGCAGAGCATCTTGGCTTCAAATACCGCAAGCAGATCGAAGAGCGGATGGGAGCCGAGCTACCGCCACCAAACGAGCAGCTTCCAGAAGATGTGGAGGTTCAACTCGCACGCGTGGTTGCAGAGGCTGGCAAGCAGCTTACACAAGCAAACCAGCAGCAGGCCGCACAGCAGGCTGCACAGCAGCAAGCACAAGATCCCATGTTCCAGCTTCAACAGGCAGAACTTCAGGTCAAAGCACAAGAAGTGCAGCGTAAAGCACAGAAGGACGCTGCAGATCTGCAACTGAGGCAGGAAGAGCAAAAGCGTAAACTTGTCAAAGATGTAGCAGATGCCAAGATCGAAGAAGAGCGTCTCAATCTTGAGAAGATGGAACTTGGTATAGACGCACAGAAAGCCGGTGTGAAGATGCGCGCTGACAGACGTGCGGAACGAAACAAAACAGATATGGAGGTAGCCAAACTCGTGTCTGACATTGCTAAGGAGTAACCATGGCAAAAACCGTCTTTGACGTGCTGAACGAGAAGTTGAACGAGGACAAGTCCTCTGCACTAGAGTTTCTTGGACAGGGTGGGGTAAAAGATTTCGCTCAATACAAGGAAACTACAGGTTTTATTCGAGGTCTAGAAACCTGCATGAATCACATATCAGACCTTTCGCGCAACTATTTGGAAGATGATGATGACTGAACCAATTAAGATTCCTGACACTGCTCGTGTGGTAGAGGCTCCCGTTTCCCCTGAAGAGTGGGAAGCACAACTACCAAAGCCCTGTGGCTACAGACTCCTTGTAGCCTTGCCAGATGTAAGCGATCACTACGAAGGCAGCACTCTCCTCAAGACCGACAGCGAGATAAAGAAAGAGTACATCATGTCTATCATGGGTGCTGTCATTGATATGGGATCAGCCGCTTACACAGACAAAGACAGGTTCCCCACTGGCCCTTGGTGCAAGGTGGGAGACTACGTCATGTTCCGTATGAATACTGGCACCAGATTCAAAGTAAACGGAAAAGAGTTCCGTCTAATGAATGACGATTCCATTGAGGCAGTGGTTCCTGATCCTCGTGGCATTTGCAAAGTGTAGGAGTGAGTTATGGGTTTTGAAAAAGTTGAATACAAATTCCCTGATGAAGATGACAAGAAGCCAGAGATTGAGGTTGAAGGTTCTGATGCTGTTGAGGTTGACCTATCTGGCGAGAAATCTGAGAAGCGCGAGGCAAAATCTACGCGTGAGGAGGACAATAAAGATGCTGGACTTGAAATTGAAGTTGTTGACGATACGCCAAAGGCTGATAGAGGACGTAAGGCTTCTGAGCCACCTAGTGATGTTACTGATGAAGAACTTGAAGAATACTCTGACAAGGTCAAAAACAGGATCCGGCACTTCAGCAAAGGCTACCACGATGAGCGCAGGGCGAAAGAACAAGCGCTCCGTGAAAGGCAAGAGCTAGAAGAATTTGCTAGAAAGCTGATAGACGAGAACAAAGAGCTGAAAGGCACGGTTGGCAAAAATCAGTCAACCATGCTTGACCAAGCTAAGAAATCTGCTGCAGGAGAGTTGGAAACAGCTAAAGCTAAATACAAAGAAGCGTATGAAGCTGGAGATGCAGAAGCTGTCGTTGAAGCACAAGAAACTCTAACGGCTGCTAAGATTAAGGCCGATAGGCTAAACAATTTCAAACTTCCTGCTTTACAGGAAGAAGAAACTCCTGTTAACTTACCAACAGAAACCGCCCAACCGCAAGTAGATGCGAGAGCTGAAGAGTGGGCACGGGACAATCCGTGGTTTAACTCTGACGAAGAAATGACCTCACTGGCGTTAGGGTTGCACCAGAAGATCGTGAATAGCGGCGTGGCCGTTGGAAGCGACGAATACTACGAGAAGATTGACACTCGTATGCGTCAAGTGTTCCCCGACCAGTTTGAGGACACTGAAGAAGTCGAAGAGCCAAAAAAGCAGCCGAATGTGGTTGCACCCGCAACGCGGAGCGTAGCGCCAAAGAAGATCAAGCTAACGCAAACACAGGTGAACATTGCTAAAAGGCTCAACGTACCATTGGAATTATACGCCCAAAAGGTTGCAGAAGAGATGAGGAAAAATAATGGCTGAGAATCGTATAAATCGTGACCAGACCACCCGCGAAAAAACGACCCGTACCAGAGCTTGGCAACGACCTGAAGTTTTGCCGTCACCGAACCCCGAGCCGGGTTACGCATTTCGTTGGATTAGAGTCGCCACGCAGGGGCAAACCGACGCCACTAACGTTTCCTCAAAATTTCGTGAAGGTTGGGAGCCTGTAAAGGCAGCAGACCACCCAGAGATCACTGTAGTAACTGTCGAGAACGAACGTTTCAAAGACAATGTTGTGGTCGGTGGGTTGATCCTTTGTAAAGCTCCAAAAGAACTGATTGAAGAACGCACCGCTTATTACGAGCAGCAAACCAAAGGCCAGATTGAATCAGTTGATAACAACCTTATGAGAGAGAACGATCCTCGGATGCCGCTTTTCCATGAACGGAAAACAAAAGTTACTTTTGGCTCCGGGGGTTAACATCAAACCCTTGTTGTCTGGAGACAAATAGATGGCATATCCTACTATTGATGCCCCCTATGGCCTTCGTCCGATTGGCATGATCGGTGGTCATAGTTATGCGGGTTCTACACGTAAGATCCCCATCGCTTCAAACTACGGCACGGCTCTTTTCTATGGGGACGTGGTGCAGTACAAGAACGATGGTACTATCATCATCACCACACTACAGAACGACACTTCCGTAGTAGCTGGTGTTATTGGTGTGTTTATGGGCTGTAGCTATACAGATCCTAATACGAAACAGTTGACATTCCGTCAAAGCTATCCCGGCAGCATTGTAGCCGATGATATCGAGGCGTATGTGTGTGACGATCCGAACGTGCTGTTCAAAGTGGTGAACTGCACGGGTTCTTCTGCTGACGGTGCTGCTTCTGGGCTGCTTCCTGCTTATGTTAGCCGTGCTAACGCAATCTCCTGTAACGCGGAGCTTGTGCTTAACACTGGTGTGACAGCGTCAGGTAACAGCCGTATGGGCGTCTTTATTAACAACGTGGCAACAATTCTGCCGTTTACTGTTGTTGATGTCGTGCCTGATACAGCAAACAGTGATGGTAACTTTGTCGAGTTTATCGTTAAATTCACGCAGGGTTATCAACGTTATCAGCAAACAGCTGGCGTATAAGGAGGGGTAGGTAATGGCTATTTCACGCGCACAACTACTGAAAGAACTCCTTCCCGGCCTGAACGCTCTGTTCGGATTGGAGTACGCAAAATACGGTGAAGAACACGCAGAGATCTTTGAGACAGAGAC